CGACCATTCTTTTGATTGAGCAACAACACCAACAGCACACTCAAAATCAAATTTTGCATTCATAATAAGACGAATGTGGCCAAGGAAAAACTCCCTCACAACAATAGTCCAATCAATAGGTGCACCACAAAAAACACGGGTCTTGCCAAGTTGTGCCTTAGCAGCGGAGACTGGTTCATCTTTAAGATGTGCGGTAAAAACGGGTCTCCAAAGCTCCCGCTTACCATACGCATCACGAATATCAGCCATACGCCGCCTCACTTCATCTGTGAAAACAACACCATCCTGAAAAAGCTCTGAGTCCAATGCACCCAAAAACTTACGTTTCGGCGTATTAAAAGGAGACCCCATAGAAGTACCTCGGTTGATGGAATCAACGTAAGTAACTCCTGGCATCCCATTCACAGCAACATCCTCAGGTACACGATGTAGCATAGACAAATGTTCATCCTTCAATTTGGATCGCAGATCTTTCAAAAATCCATTCACACAATTATGAAGAATCTGCCCATCAAAACCAGTGACGGGCTGAACAAGATCAAGCGCTGCTATACGCCAAGGTTTCCACCCTGACATCTCAGGTTGAGTAAAAGTGGTGGTAACACCATATGGTTCCCATTCACTCCGAAGTGGCGTGTCCACAACATTGGATTTAGGCGAAGCTCTGAAACCAGTGAGGGACCCATAAACATCAACTGCTCCCTGTGGAATGTAACGAAAAACACTCTTTGGATGCAATGCAACAACTGTTCTGCTGATAGACTCTGAACTCAATCGTGGTTCACGTACAGACACGGGCTCCATGCCACGCAACTTCTCCACTATTGGGTCAATAAAATCGCGAGACAATGCTACACATGATGCAGCACATTGCCTGCCAAACATATCTGATACTCGAAAGGCGTGAATGCCCCCGAAAACGGCCCCACTATTGGAAGTATGGAAAATTACTGGAGATCCACAATCTCCAGCACGAGTAGAAACGGCATCATTTGTTTGAAAAACAGAGATATTGTGCTGAACCTTATCAGAGCGGGAAGTTGTCTTAAACAGGTTTTTGACACCCGTAAAAGTGAGTTCACCACCTTGCATAGATCCATACAGACCGTTGAAAAAACCAGACAACTCGGTCGTTGGAAGAAACTCCAAAAGATCAGTACGGTTACCAACTCCTTTCAAACGGAAGAAGGCAAGATCCTTCTCTGGACATCGATGCACACAACGAGTATCAAAGGCAAAATGCACTTTAGTTCCAAGACCACCTCTCTGAACATCATTATATATGAGTTGCGTGGCGTTTTGGGGTATAGCATGGTTATTGCACATGAAAACATCACCCCCCAATCCCACTATGTTGCATATTTCTTGTAGTTCGCCTTCAGGGCGAATCTCCAGGAATGTCACAGGATGTATATTTCTCTTCACTCGCGACGCCAAGTCGCCAGGGGTTATACATCGGGATTTCTCGGTCAGGTCAAGTTTTGTGATGGGTACGTAGTTGGAATAAGAGTAGGATGAACGTTCTTGATCAAGCTCCTTTGGCAACAATGGTTTAGAAAAACTCTCAGAGGACATCTTACTATGCAAATACCAAAAGCCCAGTAAAGATACAAGCAAAATTGCAGCAACTTGAAAAAAAATAGGTTTCCGTAAAACAAGGGTTTCAACACGAGCACCAAGTTTCTGAAATTCATCTTCGACCCGCGAACCAAAAATTTTCAATCGAACTTGTGCGCAGTATGCTGCATACAAGATCTTAACACGCATCGATTGGTAGAGGAAAAACCCCTTAACCATCGCTGGTATAGTGACAATGTAGCAAGCAACACAAATCACACAGTAAATAATTGAATGAATGCTGTACATGCTATGCAAATATGTCCAACACATTCGCAGACACCTCATGATAGATTGAAATGCTGCACGTATGTGGAAAGAACATCGCCGAACATGGCGTGACGCACTTTGTGATTCAACCACCATAGTTGAACACCTGCATCGCGACTGGCGCGTTAAACACGTATCGCACCATGGTTCAGTTGCTCTCTCTTTCATAGCATTGAGAACACGCTCTTGACTTCCGGTAAAATCATCAACAGTATGGTGTAACCACACATAAAAATCATCAATGCTTGAAGTAACAAGAACTTCCTGCTCAGTAACTCTTTGCTCAGCAATGCTCACTCTCGTGACCACTATATGCCAAACATCCTCATAGTTACCATGCTCAGCAACCAGTCTAGAATTCAACATACCATCGGCGTTCAGATATCTATCTTGAGGGCGCAAATGAACTGTATGAGTAAATCTGCGACGCGCTGCAGTCGGGCACGAAAAATAAGCCCCCACATTAAGATGAGAGACATTTGTAGTGGCCAACACCAAATGCGGTATGCAAGCAACTCGCCCTTTGTCTTCAAGTGTAGCCTGATTCGTCAAAAATGGAGTGTTATTGATACACATAATGATCTCAGACATACCAGGTTCCATCTCACCAGATCGAGGGTGTTTCCAGGCTAAATCATCAAAAAGAATGCACCATTGGGACGGTTTGTAGCCCGACCAAAAGACATCCATGGGTCCACGAGTATACTTGCTTCCCTCAATGGGCAACTTACGGATATGAGCAAATTTGTCACGCACAAGATCCACGAAAGTAGATTTACCAACTCCAGAAGTGCCATGAATAAGAAGTGTAAAGGGCGCTTGACGCGTTTGGAGCGTGATCTCGGAATTGCGCAATTTCGCATGCAACATCTCAACACGATGTTTACATGAACGCACGAGATTTCGATCCGGAGTTGACATTGAAGATGCGATCTTCTCAATCTCATCAAAACGCATCAAAATATCTTCACATCTTTTTGTAAGCGTGGTGAACTGGACAAAATCTATCATAGGAGCACTATTACGCAACTCCTCCAACTTCATCAGCTCCTCTGTCTCATCAAGCAGGGATTTGTAGCCACTAGCCGAATGAACAACACTCTCTAAAGATTCGCCCTTATACAATTGGTATCCTGCATCAACTACGAAAGCAAAAGTTTCTAAAGTAGATTC